TCCAAGAGAGTGGTGAGTTTGTATCTGCTGAAAATGATGAAGGTGAAAATGATAACCCCAATATACAAGACGGCGGTTACTTCTAAGATAACCATACGAGAAATCGTAAACGCCGAATTATGTCAATCATACGAAGAGACTCTTAACACAAAGAATCTTTTTCGTATTGATTTACCACCAGAAGTATCAACCATTCTAGGTTGTAGATATCTTAATGACCAATTGTATGATGTTATGAACATCTACAGAAGATATGATAAATTTATCATGTCATTTGAACCCCTACCCTTTGATGCGGCTTCATATCAATCAGAAATATTTCTTAGACAAATAAACAGTAATCCTAAATCAGATAATTTTAATCAGGATGATTGTGGTCAGTTTATAGTTGTACCAAAAGATATGTTTAATGAGGGAGAATATGAAACAGAAATATTCAATGATACTGAAGAAACACCTAGACATATGGTGTGTTCTAAGATACAATAAATAAACGAATGGCAATATGGTACTTAAACATGATTAACGAAACAAAAGAATTTAAAAATGAAAGTAGACTTTACAATGAATCTACTACACCTCAGTCCGAACAGAAAAATACTGGTTGGTACTGGCACTCAGAGAAACGAGAGTTTTATCGTTGGGACAATCAACCACCTTACTCAAAGTAGTTGATGTGGAAGATAACAGAAACATTCCAATTACAGCAGTTGACCAATACGATTTCTTAGAACATCGTAGAGAACAAGAAAAGAAACATTGGGAAAGAAACAAGGGTTCTAAACCTCTCGACTCTATTCTTACAGTAGAAATTAATAGTACCGAACTCTGTAATAGAACATGTGTGTTTTGTCCTCGACACGACCCCAAAGTATTCCCTAATAGAAATCTACACATGACCGTCAAGGGTGCAACAACGATTGCAGAAGAGTTAGGTGAAAACGGATTCAAAGGTAAGATATCATTCAGTGGGTTTGGTGAGAATCTACTCAACCCAAACTTCATTGACATTGTACGAGAGTTTCATAATGCATTGCCATATGCCACACTTGAGTGCAACACCAACGGTGATAAACTAACAGAAGACTATGCACATAAATTATATCGTGCAGGTTTAGATTTACTCTACATCAATCTGTATGATGGCATAGAACAAATGGAACACTTCGAGAAGATGATGTCGAATGTGAGAGAAGACCAATACAAGTATCGTATGCATTGGGGAGACTTTGAGAAACACGGACTCATATTAAACAACCGTAGTGGTGTTGTAGATTGGGTCGGCATCGAAGATGATAGTATAGAGAATCTAAAAGGTAAGCCGTGTCATTACCCTTTCTACAAAATGTTTGTTGACTGGAACGGTGATGTGTTGTTCTGTTCTAACGATTGGGGTAGAGAACATGTTGTTGGTAATCTATTACAAGATAGTTTACACAATGTATGGTTCAGTAAACCCATGACAAAGATTCGTAAGAAATTAATGAAGGGAGATAGAAGTATGTCTCCTTGTAATAAATGTAGTGTAGATGGTTCACTATTTGGCAAACCATCGTTTAATATAGTGAAGGAATATTATGAGAGTAGCAATAACAGGAACTAGTGGTCTTGCAAAAGTAATTAAAGACACCCTAGAAGCAACACCTTATCGAGGTGATACAATTGAAGTGACGCCGATTAGATGCGATGACATTACCATGAACGGAACTGATTGTTGGATATATAATGGGTACAGACCATGCGATGTTTTAATCAATCTTGCACATCAAGACCAATCAGAGATTCTAAACATTACACATCAAGCATGGGAAGGTGAGAAAACAAAATACATTATCAACATCTCCAGTCGTGCAGCCCAACCAAATATATCAAAGGGTTATATGTATTCATCTGAGAAGGCGCAACTCAATCATCTTGCAAACAACTTACAATACAACTCTAAGAAGAGATACAAGATGACCACAATTAACTTGGGATTACTAAACCATGAAAACCTACCTAGTGTTAAACACCAAGATGTTGCAGGTTTAATTCACAAACTGATTACATCTTATCCAGATTACGAGATTGCAGATGTGACCCTACAGGCACATGCTAATTATCAGAACATACAAAGTGATAAAGAAACTCTAAGAGACATGGAGAGATTCACTAAATAATACTATGGCAGAAATAGACTACAACGACTTCGGTTTTACAGCTATGGATGCAGATGAACTTGCATCTGTTGACACTAAGATAGTTGAAAAGACCACAACAGCAACTGAAGTTATTCATAAACTAGATAACTTTATCAGACCCCTACTAGAGAATCTTGCTAAAGATTCAGACAAGGACTATATCTACTGGCCTAACAGGTTAGATATACTCACAGCAAAACTTAAAGAACTAGACGACTTGCAAAAGAAAATCTAAAAAAGGGTTTACTCCAGACCTCATTTTTTGATACACTAGTATCTTAAATTAATGAACAAAGGAGTTCTTGTGAAAGTATTAAACGAAGGTAAGAAGATGTCCTACTACGGTGATTCGCCGGCAGTAGCAAAAATAGTTAGGATTGGTAGGGAGATGATAACCCTATGCGAAGAAAACAAATTATTCCCAAAAGATGACCTACTCTGGAATGCAGCCGTCACGGCAGGCAATAAGATGGTCACAGCAGGCACAACATGGACTAGATTCGATGATGTTGGGTCACTCACTCCAGATGAACGAAAGGCAGTGTTAGGTTATTTAGACCTAAAGGGTTGACAATGGGTGTCACTTTTTTGTATACTGGTACCATGATAAAAATGATTAGAAAAAATGGTTTACTAGATGCTGACTTCATTCAGCCAATAGTATTTTTTACAGTACTGATATTGATAGGAGAAATAGTATGAATGAATTGCAAGAAAGAAATGTTGCAGAAACTAAAGCGATAGAACTAGTAGAACTAGTTGAGAATTTATGTGAAGACATAACTCATGCGAATCACATGCAGTGGGAACACACTCGTGATACCTTAACACACGATTATTCAATCGGCAAAAAATACATTAAAATATTTACAGTAGAAGACGACCAACCTCGTTCAGTATGGGGGTTCATCAATGTGGGCAACGATAAGTTCCAAGTTGGTGATGTGTTAATGTCTGCTGGTTGGGCAACGCCTGCTCTAAACAAACCAAGGGGTAATCTTTACGAAGGTTACGAAATTAAACCAGGTACATCTAGAATGTACGGTCCAGATTATTTAAGATAGGAGATATATTATGATAATTAGAAACTATGAAGTCCTTAGTCCTGATATGACATCAGGTGGGACATCCCTCAAGGGACACAAGTTCACAACCTATAATAGGTTAAACGAAGTGTTGGGTCCACCAACATTTACTAGTGCTGACCCATATGACAAAGTGTCGTGTGAGTGGGTTCTTGATACACAATGGTACGATGCAAATTGTATCGAAGAGATTGATAGAGATGATTGGGAATATGAGACAGTCACTATCTATGCCTGGAAGTATGGTAGAATTCCTCTTGAAGAGTGCGAATGGAATATCGGTGGTACATCATATAATGCCACTGAAGTTGTTGATATGATTGTTGACAACTATAATCAGAATGGTGAAAACTTTAACGGAGAAAGATGTTATGCAGCTTAGTTATGAGAGTGCAATGTTAATTGCAAAATGTACAGGTGGTAAGTTATCAGCAGATGAGATTATCAATCTTGCGACTTACGGAACAACCAATGCTAATGATATGAATCCTTTTCAAGGTGAACTAGAGTTAGATACATGTGTATGTGGTACAAAAGATTGTTCAGAAGAATATGCACATACAACCAGTGGGTATTAATATGAAGATGAGATATATCAGTTTTTTTGCAGGTGCATTATTAGGCTTCATGACTGGTGCAATGAGTATGCAAGTTATGGCGTCAGATGAAAACGGTGATGCATATTGTCTTGCAAAAAACATTTACTTCGAGGCAGGTAATCAACCACTCGCAGGTAAAGTTGCAGTTGCACATGTTGTATACAATCGTATGGAACATAGTTCATATCCAAAAGATGTTTGTGGTGTTATCTATCAAGCAGAATGGAAAGAAAACTGGAAAGGTAATATGATGCCTGTTAGAAATAGATGTCAGTTCAGTTGGTTTTGCGATGGCAAGTCAGATGAACCTTTAGACACTGATACATTCTTTGAATCGTATCTAATTGCACAAGATGTAATCTATGGTAAGTATCCAGACATTACAGAGGGTGCAACACATTATCATTCGATATGGGTTGAACCATATTGGGCTGAAACACTTAACGAAACAGTTCAAATAACAGACCATATATTTTATAAGTAGGAGTTATTATGTTCGACTGGTTAACACAATTCTTTAAACAATCTGAACCTAAGAAATCTAAGGTCGTTGATATGATGAAGGACGATGTTGACCCCTCTGTAGTAAACATTGAGAACGCCTATAAGACTAGATGGATTTGGTATCATACAATTTTGGCGATTGGTATCTTTATGACTAACATCGTATTGATTGCAATCTTGGTTCTACTTGCAATAAAGTTATAGGAGAAAATTATGAGAGAACATTTAATAAACACCGAGTATGTAAACGATGGTGTACAGCATGTGTATTCATTTGACAATGGATATGGTGCAAGTGTGGTGAAACATGATTTCAGTTATGGCGGAAAAGATGGTCTTTGGGAACTTGCGGTACTTGACAGTGACGGCGCTTTATGTTACCATACTCCTATTACTCAAGATGTTATCGGTTATCTTGCATGGCCAAATGTCGAAAGTATATTACAGGAGATAAAAGAACTATGAATTTATTTTACTTACACAAAGAACCAGAAGTGTCTGCTACATTACATTGTGACAAACATGTGGTCAAGATGATTATCGAGTATGCTCAGATGTTGTCAACAGCACATCGTATGCTAGACGGTGAGGCGTACTATGGTCTATCTAAGAATGGTCGTAAGATTCAAAGGTGGCGTATGTCAGATAATTCACTAGACGATGTATTATACAAAGCATCTCATATCAATCATCCATCTACAAGGTGGGTTCGTGAAAATGCAATTCAGTATCAGTATGCATACGATATGTTTACTAATCTATGTGACGAGTACACCTATCGATACAACAGAGAACATCTAACTGATATCAAACTCAGAGATGTACTTAACAATATACCAAACAACTGCAAACTAGGTGAGTGGGTAGAACCACCACAATGTATGCCAGATGATGTCAAGGTTGTAAATGACTCGCTTACGGCGTATCATAAATACTACAAAGAATACAAGGCAGATTTCGCCAAGTGGACTAAACGAGATGTCCCACAATTTATGTTATGAGAGTATTAGTTGAATCATATGGAGATGTTAGAATCTTCTCCGAAAGACCCTTTGGATATAAAAGATACATTGTTGAATGGCAAACCCATACACAACTTTATAGTGGTTTGTGGTATTCTGAGAAACGAGTTAAAGAACTTGTAGAGAACCAAATAGCAGCAAGAGGTATATAATGCCAGCATATGATTTTGAAAACCAAGAGACAGGTTGTATAGAAGAACGAATCATGTCTTACACCAAACTAGAACAATTCAAAAAAGATAACCCACATCTAAAACAAGTTATACTTACTGCACCCCCAACGACAGGTGGTGTGGGAGATAGAGTTAAGACCGATGATGGTTTTAAAGAAGTCTTATCAAATGTAGGTAAGGCATATCCAGGTTCAGATGTTGATAGAAGATATAACGGTATAGGAGTCAAAGAAGCGGCGACACGAGATATCGTTAAAAAACATATCAAACTACAGAATCAAAAGAAAGGAAAGTAAATTATGAATACAGCACCAGTGTGCGACTTGCACGAATTAGAAAGTATACAACTCAATACAATATCAGAGAATGGTAAAAGATTCTATACAGACGATGCTGGTGAGATTAAATATCCTTCAGTGACGACAGTGACAGGTCTACTCAACAGAGAACATATTAAGTTATGGAGAGAACGAGTAGGCGCTGAAGAGGCAAATAAGATTACCAAGAAGGCAACGACTCGTGGTACTAAGTTTCATCAACATGTAGAAGATTACTTACGAAGAGAGAAAGAAGAAATCATCTTTGAGAATGTACTACAAGAAGGAATGTTTAAGGCAGTACAACCTGTACTAGATGAGATTATACCAATCGCTCTCGAAGCACCTCTATACTCTAACGAACTCAGAATGGCAGGTCGTGTTGATTGTGTAGGGTTATGGGAGAATGAATTATCAATCATCGATTTTAAATCTTCTGCTAAACTTAAAAAAGAATACATGGCGAAACCATGGTATATACAAATGACTGCATATGCAATCATGGTAGAAGAACTAACAGGTCATGCTGTTGATAACATAACTGCAATAGTTGGTGTTGAAGGCATGAACACATTTCAAATCTTTGAGGCACAACCTCAAGACTATGTTGATGAACTATATCAACTCAGAGAACAATACAAGAACCTTTACGGCGTATGATTAACATTCATTATAATGACATGCATATGGTGAGTGTCATACCTGATTTTATGACTCAACATGAGTGTGACCACATTCTACAACATTCTCTACAAACTATGCAACCATCTAAGGTTGTTAGTGACGATGGTGAAGGACAAAAACATAAAGGTAGAACAGGTTCAAATACCTGGTTGCCACATAACACCAATGATGTTATACTCAATGTAGCACAAAGATTATCAGATACGGTTCGTATGCCATTAGAGAATGCCGAACCATTTCAAGTTGTACATTACGAAGTAGGACAAGAATACGATTATCATTGGGACTCATTTGACAAAAGTGACGAATCATATAATGAAAAGTATGTTAGTCAACAAGGTGGTCAAAGAATAATCACTGCATTGGGTTATCTTAGAGATGTACCTAAAGGTGGCGAAACAGGATTTAATAGATTAGGGGTTAATGTTCAACCCAAACAAGGCACAGTCGTTATATGGTATAATGTAGAACCAGATACCACAAAACGAGAACTTCTTTCTCAACATGCAGGTTTACCTGTACTCGAAGGAGAGAAATATGCATTTAACTTATGGTTCAGAGAAAGTAAATTTGGAGAAAGTTTATGAGTGATATAATTATGACGGTGACCGAAGACCACACCGTATATGTTAAAAAAGAGAAACACATTGACAGTGGTTGGTTAGAAGAATGTGGTGTGACAGAAGAAGAAGTTATCGAGTACATCGAGACAGATGAATTAGAAAACGATACTGAACTTCTTCAAGGCGAATACGATGGCATGTTAAAGAGTGAAGCAATCTTCAATATCTTAACAGATGCCGATACTATGGAAGATTATGTAGATTGGTTTAGTGACAGAAAGGGCGGTACAGGATATCACCTTAGTCTTGGCGGTCTTAATGATTAGTAGAAAAGAATTTACAGAACAAGTAGAAAGATTACTTGTAGGTAATAAGACGGACATAATGAGTGCAATACTCAAAGTGTGCGAAAATAATAATGTAGAACCAGAGGGTGCAAAACGATTACTATCTGTTCCGTTGAAAGAGAAGTTGACTGCTGAAGCAGAAAAATTAAAACTCATCAACAGAGAGAAAGCAAGTCGTGGTTCACTCGAAAGTTTTATTTCATCATAAGGAAAATATGAATATAATTAAACACTTCATTGATACAATGAAGACGGTGTTGGTCACTAGAGCAACAGATATTAACGGAAGGTCAGACAGGCCTGAATACTGGTGGTTCACACTATATGCATGTATAGTATTTGGATTATTAGCAGTAGTAGATTACTATGTAATAGGATTTACATTCTTCAGTATACTAGACCCATTCGGAGAACTAAATGAGAGTGGAGTATTAGTAGCATTGTTTACACTAGGAACACTAGTGCAAAGTATATGTCTAAATGCAAGAAGACTACATGACAGAGGTCATAGTGGTTGGTGGCAGTTAGGCTTCATAGTACCATTTTTAAACTTTATGGTAATCTATTGGTTAGTAAGAGATGCGAAGGATACACCTGATGCATTAACATATGAGAATCCATATGGGTTCCGTTATTAAGGAGAAGAGAATGAAAAAAGGTGATTTAGTAAGTGTAGTAACCATGAGTGGTGAATACATTGGAAAGTTTGCAGGCGATGATAATGGTCTCAGACTGGAGAACCCACGAATGATAGTACAGGCGCCTAACGGTGGCATGGGGTTTGCAAAAGGAGTTGCAGTGACAGGTAAAGTGGATCCTGAATTCATGGTCATTGCAAATTATGTATTCTTTTGTGAAACAAATGAAGATGTACAAGAAGCTTATAGAACTGCATTTTCAGGTATAGAAGTACCTAAGAAGAAAAAGATTATAGTGAATAAGTAATGTCGAGTCGTGAGGGATTTGATAGTTATCAGTTATACTTAGGAATTAAATTACATTTTAATTCAGCATCGTATGACTTCATCAAATACAATGGTAAGGTCAAGGCAGACTTACCATCTTTCATGAAACGAAAAGACAAGTATCACTTTGCCAAACTGGCGAGAACATATAAGAGTGAACTACTTGATTTCTATGTTGCCAACCTATCGTTGAAAGATGCATGGGTTGGTGATTTACTAGAAAATGAATCTAAGAAACTCTACTTAGATTGGAAGAAAAGACAACAGAGATTATCTTATCAGTTTGAACAGGACATGATGTATCTATTAAAGAAGAAATCTATACAAGAGGTATTGACTGTCACAAACGGACAACACCCCTATCTACTCAAACAATTCCTTGGTAAGAACATATCACTAGAGACAATGTGTATACTAGATGATGTGACTGAATACAGTAAGAAATGGAATAATCTTATATCAGAAACACTGATATATCCAGACACAATAAACAAGATTGATAAGTATAAGTCATTTATGAATTATAACATCAACACCTATAAACAAAAACTTATAAAACTATGCAAGACAACTTAGACATGTTATACTTAGTTGGTAATGGTCCGTCAAGAGAGAAGGTAAATCTTAATACTCTATCCGAGTGGTGGGGAATGAATTACATCTATAGAACACATTCACCAGATATGTGTTTTGTACATGATGTACATCCTCAGTCAGTAATGGTTGAAGAAGAATACTATAAGAAAGGAAAAGTTTGCGTTGCCGAGTGGAACGAACTACCCATAGATATGTGGGATATGATGAAGTTGGGTTTACCAGGTGAGGTGCATGAAGTCAGAAAAGAAGACGATGATGCATTTGTGCTACAGGGAGAAAACTACTTAGGTGATGGAGAAATGAGTTCGTATATGATTGGATACAATCGGGCCTATGCGAATAACATAGTTATATATAAAAATGAATTGCTCAAGAACTTGTATTGTGGAATGTATGCATTAGGATATGCAGTACATCATGGATACAAGAACATATGTTTATTAGGTTTTGATGCATTACAATTCGATAGTGGAGATAATGTATACAATAGAACAGGTCTTCAAGGGTATAGTGAACACAATGAATATGGTGTGAGAAAAGTGCAACAATCTCAATTCATTAGCCTAATAGAACATATAAATATAGAACATCCTGAAGTAAAGGTTTTTTTCAAAAACCCTATTGAAGGATTCGACAAAATCGTGTATAATGAATTATTATCTCGATTTAAAGTCGAAGATAAATGGATTCTAGGTCAAGGCCTAGAGTCTTTGATATAATGCGATATGAATACAATAGGAGAATACAATGTCAACATCGTTAGATAAGCTCAGACAGGCTATGGAGTCTGCATCACCAGCTCAAGGTGATAAAAAAACCTACGGAGATGATACTTTCTGGAAACCAGAACTTGATAAATCAGGTAATGGTTATGCAGTAGTTCGTTTCTTGCCAACACCAGAAGGAGATGAGATGCCATGGGTATCTTACTTCGACCATGGTTTCCAAGGTCCAGGTGGTTGGTATATCGAAAAGTCTTTGACTACCATTGGTAAAAAAGACCCTGTAAGTGAATACAACACATCGTTGTGGAACACAGGAATTGAGGCTAACAAAGAACAAGCTAGAAAACAGAAGCGTAGACTTCATTATGTTTCTAACATCTTTGTTGTTTCAGACCCCAAGAATCCTGATAATGAAGGGAAGGTATTTCAGTACCGATATGGTAAGAAGATTTTTGAAATGTTGAAAGAGGCTATCTCTCCAGCATTTGAAGATGAGTCTGCTATTAATCCTTTTGACTTAAGAGGCGAGGGTGCAAACTTTAAGATTAAAATTAGAAAAGTAGACGGCTACTGGAACTATGACAAATCAGAGTTTGATTCACCTGCGAATCTATTTGAAGATGAGGCGAGATTAGAAAATATCGCTATGTCTACAAAGAGTCTATCGGAGATTATATCACCTAGTAAGTTTAAGTCTTATGAAGAACTTAAAGAGAAACTCGATAGAGTTCTTGGTCTTGCAGGTGCTGTAGCAAATTCTACTGCTGAATCTATTGCAGAAGACATGGAAGAAGTGCCATGGTCTGGTGTAAACAAAGAGACAGTAGCAGATGAACCTGTAATCTCATCAGTAGAATCTACTTCCGAGGGTGAAGAAGATGATGCGATGGATTACTTTAAGAAGTTAGCTGACAGCTAATTTCTTTATAGGGTGTAGTTGTATTATATTATGCATGAAGTGATTGCAACTACAGACTTCGGCCGTGGATATGGGGGTATCGAAGTAGGGGAAAGGTTATCAGCAAAACACAAGCGGGATAATCGGTGAAGAGCGGGTTGCTGTAAGCGTTGGGGCGACTTCACACTTTTTAAGAGAATATTATATGCCAAAAGTTAGTCCAAAATTAAATCCTAAAACCAGACAGTCGGAGGGTTTCGATAGCATGTTGAGAAGATTTAAAAGAGCATGTGATAAGGCAGAGATAGTACAAGAAGTTAGACAACGACAGTACCACGAGAAACCTAACGATACTAAGAATCAAAAGAATCAAGACCTCAAGCGTAGAAAGAAGTTAGACGCTAAGAGAAAGGCACAAAGTAATTATAGAAAAATAAGATGAGTAATTGGCATGGTGGTAAAGGTTCTAAGAGAAGGAACTCAAACGAAGAAGCCTATGCTGATAATTGGGAGAAAATCTTTGGTAAGAAAAAACCAGAGATAAAAGTCAGAAAAGAAACACCTAGTCACGGTGCATCACAAGTCCATTCGGACAAAACATTATACAACAGAAAAAAAAGATTTATACCTGAATAGGTTAACCTGTAGAATAACTAAATTGATTGTCGTTGACAGATTCCATGTTTACTTGCA